TGTCAAATAAGGAACTATGATAGTAGAAGAACAGGGAATTGATTTTCGGACAGGGGTTCGATTCCCCTCAGCTCCACGCTAAAAACCGCGTAAATACGCGGTTTTTTCTTTTTCGTGTTGCATTTCGTGTTGCATATTTTTATTTTACAAGGCCAGGATAATGAAGGGCACCGTCCTGATCCGGAGTGAGGACTACTGGTTCAGTTGCCATGCGGCCTTCTTCGTCCAGGTAATACCACTTGCCATTTATGGTCTGCAGACCTTTAAGCATGGCACCGTCTGGGCCAAGATAGTACCAAGAACCTTTGTACTGGTACCAAGTGTTGGATACCATGAAACCGGCACCATTGAACCAGTACCATTTGTCTCCATCCTGATACCAGGCATTTCTAACATATTTTCCAGAGTTATCATAAAAACGCCAATGACCCTCTTCTTTTACCCAGCCTTCTCTTTTTACCGGAGTAATAAAGAGTGTCCGTTCTTCCTGTCGTCTCTTGGTAAGACCGGACAAAACTTTTCCTCCGGCCTTGTTGTATGCCGGGATTTTATCCGCAATCTCCTCTTTTGAGCGGGATCCAGATGCAGTCAATCCATCAATAGATCCGATGTTGTAAGCAAAACTTACAAGTGCATCAAATTCATTCTGGTTCCATTCATATTTGCTGTACTTGTCCACTTTTGGACCATACTTTTTATCAACAGACTGACGCAGCCATTCATCTGCCGTTTCCTGGCTGATCCGTAGACCTTGACGGATAGAAATTCCAGTGATAGCCTGGTCCGCATTAGTGGTGCCGTATCCGATGGTCCAGACACCTACTGCATCCTGGTAGGCTGTCAGGCGGCAGCCCTCAAACTTTTTTATGAGATTTAAACCGTTATCTGATATTTTCATTGCTTTTCCTTTCTATTGCGACGTCGCAAATGGCAACCATAACCCGGACTGCCTGCGGGTGATATTCGGATCACCTCCATATTTAGATCTCATTACTTGTTTTTTCTCTATCACTATCAATTTTGCTTTTCAATGCTGCTATGTATTTCATAAGCCACCCTGGCACTGGTGCCCCCATACGGCCAGCATTTTCTGTAATGGATAACGCTTCATTTAGTAAATACCATACGGTAACTAATAACGAAAGCATCGTATTGGGAAGGTTGAACCCCAACACTCCCGATGTCTGAATAATGATATAATCAATTACCATCCCTACAGCAATTACAAAAAGATACGCTACCTTTTTAGCAATGCCTTTAGCACCCTTCCTACTGCTCCAACCATAAGACTTATCATCAGGATGATCTAAAGCCTCCACTGCGCTTGCTGCCATACCTGAAAGGTAATCGATCGCCATAAGGCAGAGCAAAATGCCCAGAAGATAAAAGGTTACTCCTAATTTCTGACTTAAATATGCAACCAGCCCGGTTGCACAAACCTGAATACTCATACATGTGCTCCTGTTCAATTACATTTGCCTCCTTTTGCAAAACATGTTATAATATTGAAAAAGAGACAAATGTATTCAAAAAGCACCTGAATTCCTCGCTCATAGCTTCAGGTGCTTTTTCCTTTTTCTGATACTATTTTTCAATCATTGCTTTCAGTTTCGCAACCCTGTTAATCTTTGCAACGCAATCCATACTATCAGCTTCTTCTGGCGTTATGTATTGCATTAATTGTAAATACAAGTCATTTATAACTTTTGATTGCAGGTCTATGATTGCTTGCTGCGTGCAAAATATCTCCATCATATTCATGTTAAAGAATCCACTACCTCACCAACCACTTCACGCAAGTTGAAAAGCTTCGGAACCTCATCTTTAGTGTAAGCTCCACTTAATACTAAACTCACCCATGTTTTCACTAACGCACTGTTTTTTGTAAATACCATAATCATCACTCTTCCTTTCTTTTTTCTGCTCTGTCTAAAACGCTCCATACAACTTCTCTGAGGTTACTTAAATTTGGGACGTCTTCCCGCCCATAAGCACCTGACTTTACAAGTCTTACCCAGGTCTTTGTAAGCTGGCTATACTCGTCAAACATGTCAACACCTCCTTCCTTCTATACTGTCGGAGCCATCATTGTAGCAAGTACAATAGTAAGTTCCGCGATTGCCATATCACTATCCGTTCTGGCCTGCGTCAGATCGGCTTTGGCTTCTTGCAATTCTTCCTGCAGCTTTGCAATCATTTCTTTATCTGTCATAGGAACTGCCGGGCTCCAGTCACTTCCAAGCTCCCAGTATCTATCGATATTCGCCTCAATCTCAGCACGATCAGCTGTGGTCTGGAAGTAAACTTCATCATATACCCATTCCTGAGTAGGTTCATCTTCATTAGAAGGGGCAAATACCTCCTGCTGTCTGATATTCCGCCTGATCCACACTTCCGCAGTGTTTCCAGTGTTCGGAGTCATCAAAGTATTGTAACAAAGCTCCTCTGGCTTTGCTGATCCGTGTGCTTCTGTCCTCATTATCTAATATCCTCCTTTTTGTGTCTGATGATATTACACGCCCGCAGGCGCTTACAATTTTGGGTACATTGTGTTCACTGCTAAAAGCAAATGAGTCACTATACTTAAACCGGCCATTATGTGATGATACGCGCCGTGCCAAAGAAAGGGGAATGTCTTTTCCTTCTTTCAGTCGCACTTCTACGCGGATAACCGCACGCCTGCAGCGCTTAAATGTGGTTCTGCGGATGGTAATATGGTCCCGGTAGATCCGGTAGCCCATCATATCAACAAAATGGCCATGATGCTTATCACCTTTTCCGATATAATCTGTTTCTACAACTTTCCAGTTCGACTTTATTTCCAGCCCCAAAATATCATGGGCGTACTCAATTACTTTTTGAGCCGATATGCCAGCATCTTTCTTGGAAGATGCAAGCAGCAGAATGTCATCCATGTAAAACAAATGATGGTGAATAAGACGCACCCTCGTTTCATTGCCACGCCGTATCTGAACTCTATATAGCTTTTCTGCAATGTAGTGGTATATCCTGGATAAATAATAATTACAAGCAAACTGGCTAAAATAAGAGCCGATCGACAATCCTGTTGGAAAGGCATCGATCAGCTCATATATCAACCATAATAATGTTGGATTTTTAATATCCCGCGTAAAAACCGCTTTAAGTTTATCGTGGGGAATGGATGGATAGCACTGTCGCACATCCAATTTTACAAAATATCTGGTCTTGGTCGGATCGGTTTGCATCCATTTAAAAATTGCTTTTACTCCCTGTTCCTGACCTCGATCGGGAATGGATGCCATCTGATATGGCCCGATTTTGGCATAGAACAGATCTTTGCACGCTTCAACCACAATGTAATCAAAAATTTGATGTATTGGTGCTTCAATGCCAATTTTTCTCCATTTACAGCAGCAATCATCATATCTGAGTTTAAAAAAGATTGGTGGAAGATCAAGCTTCCTTTGCTTAATTCTTTTCTGTATATCAAGTGTTATATTATGTACTATTTCTTCAAGGAATTTCTTTTGACCTGATGCAAGAAGATCTTGAATATCACGGAAATTAAGGACCTGCGAATATTGAGCCAGGAAGCGCTGCACATCCCTGCGCTTTTTCTTTTCGTCGAGCCACAAGTATATGCAGCACTCAATAAAGCCTGTATCCGTAATGTCAACGTTTTTACAGTAACGCCGCATGTTATTATCCTTTCTGGTTTCAGGGGCTTTCAGTTTTACTACTAACCCCGCAGGCGATCCCATTCGTCCGCCCACCTACTCACTACATTTAATGTAGTTTTCATGCCGCATCAACCAATTTTAGGCAATTGCCAAGGCCGTTTTTTAACGGGGCATTAAAGCACGTTGCATAACACGGTGTAACATTTGGTTAAATTCAGAAAGACGACGCAGGATGTTCCACCTGGCATTCCCAACGCCATTGTTCGCATTCACGCAGCGAGCGCCGCAATTCGACCTGTCATTCAGACTGCCGCCCCAAAGGGGCAAAGGGAAACCCCGCGAGAAAGTGCTATGCAACCCTATTTTTTATTCATAACTATTTAGAGGGGCGATCCCCTCTCCGCTGCGCGGTTCACCCCCGTGCGGCTACGCCGCGGCGGAGAGATGAAAGACGACGCAGGAAGTGCCACCAGGCACTCCCAACGCCATGGTACGCAGCCACGCAGCGAGCGCCGCAAAGCGACCAGTCACCCAGACTGCCGCCCCAAAGGTATTCGCGCAGTGAAGTATTCTTCTGACCGGTATGTAATGCATCAGCGAAGCCAGTGCTTGAACTTGCATTAACTTCTGCCGGAAGCTGTAGCCATGGAAAATACTTGTCGTATCCTTCTTTTGAAATATATGCCCAATTGTTGTCAGTGCCCGGTAATACAAAACCGATTTTCGTATAATCATCTGTAAGCTTATTGTTTGCGATTTTCCGGCTGTCATGTACGATATATGGTGTCAGTGTATGAACATCAGTTTCAGAGTCATAAACACTAGAGAGAATAATATCAGATACAACTGTATAACCTCCATGTGCCAGTTCTACTCCAGAAAGAACATATGGTTCCTTACTGTTGACACAATTGCTTGGTGATCCATCTGGCCCCTGCACATCGTCACAGGCTCCGGACCACCAGTGCATTGTTGATAAGTATATAGGCGATGTGAGTGTATCGGTCAGTTTTACGCTTGTTGTGTCAAAAGCGTTTGGTGCATCTACGTATACAGCACTGTTGTTGTCATCGTAGTCCTCGATTTTTAAAATTTTTACATCATCGGCATATGTATGAGGATTGGCGCTGCGTCCTCGGTCCAGATCCACTGCGCCATTATATACGGTACCATATCCGACAGATGCATACGATCCAACAACGAGATTTTTAGCATTACTTTTAGAAATGATGATACGCTTTGTATCTGTTTCTTCGACCGTTGCAGGATACTGGTAGTTATAGCCGGTGCAACCAGCCAACTTGTTCTGCGAATTTCGGGTTGCCAACTTCATGTCAAACATCCATGCTACCCATGCTGTTTCATCGGATGTCATGCCGCAATACTGTGGCCCTTTCTTAGCGAAATCTGCAATTTGATTATTATGTGACGTATTGCGCAGCGGCTGTTTGCCTGAAATGGACCCTGTTAATCCATCTTTTCCAAGCACTCCCGGATACTTCGCAATCATGTAAAAAGACCTATAAGATCCATCTGGGCGCACCGCTCCATCCCACGGGAGCAGATCGTCAGCCTGATGATCTGCGAACTCCCAGCCATCCTCTGTATCCGTATAGATGCGCTTGTAAAATGGCGTCAAAAACGCCATATACACATCCCCGTTACTTCCGTCACGGGAAAAGTTTGGGCTGCCCTTGACCGCAGTGATATGTGGCTCTCCATCTTCACTATAGTAGCCGTTCACTTCAATGCCATTAAACATTAGATCCGTGACCGGTTTATCTGCATAGTCGTTGCGGCCTTTTGTAGTGTTAGTCGATGTTTCTGCTACCAGTTCTGCATTATCCCCTGTCTTAGTGCCAAGTACAGACTGAGATACAGAAAACTGCGGGTATTTAACGCCACCACGCCAGCCTGTGCGGTGCATATCAAACCAGTCTGACCAAGACATAGTATCGTCTTTATCTGCCTTACTTTCAAGCTGCTGACGTACTGCTTCTCCCGCGGTCTTGTAGATCTTGCCATCTGCACCAGTACGGATATCTTGCAGTTCGGCATTACCTTCTGTTTCTCCGGATGCAGCAACTAAATTATCAAGCTGATCTTTCAGAGAATTTACTTCTTCCTTAGATGCCGCCTGATCCAGCTTTTCTTTTGTGTCCAGGATCTGGCGCAAATACTTTTCGGCCTCGATCAGGACACCAACTTCATTTTCAGATTTGATCGCATCTTCTTGATATGTTGCCTCCGGAATCTTGATGTAAAAATTCTGAGACTTAATATCTCCATCCTGGGTATAGATGTAAAGCTGTGCTGGCTGCTTACCTGCACATGCACATGCCTGGCTTGTAAGTGTCACAAGAACTGTATTCTCCGACTCTGCCGTACCTGTACATAACACATACTTTCCATCTGTTTTTTTGATATAAAGGGCAACACTTGCTCCATAAGGCACTGCATACGGTTCATCTTTGAAACCTTTAAGTTTAAACCGGATCGTTCTGGATGCACTGTCTCCCTGCTGCACCTCAACATATTTATCATCCTTGGCATCGCCATACATATTAAGGGTGATTTCCTGAATTGTACCGTTAAATGCCATTTGCCTTTACCTCCTCTTCCAGCTTCCATTTTTCACTGTTACTCAGGTTGTTCATGCTACCGATCAGTTCCCTAAGTGACGCACCATTTTTCACCTGTTCGGCAAGCCCGCGTACCAACGCTGTTCGCCTCTGCTCGGCTTCTGTCAGCGTATCGTGCCATTCAGCCACAGGTTTCTTTCTATTTTCCAAGTTCACCCTGTCCACAACCGCTCCGGTTGGAAGGTCACTAAGTATGCAGCGCACGGCCTTAACCTGTTCATCACATGGTACCGTAGCAACTGCATTTCCTTCCTTATCAAAAATTACAACTACTTTCATACTTTTGGCACCTCCTAAACTATTCTATATACTGAATGCCCCACTGCCACAGACCTGTTCCCTGGCACGTAAACACTAGCTCTAATGTTGCCCACCAAGAAGCATTATAGTCATAGTAGTAGAATGCTCCATCTGTTGAGTAATGCATAAAGCTGCGCATCAACGCTCTTTGCCCATTGGCATATCTTGCGTATATGGCAACGCCTGCATCTTCAAAAGGCTCGCTTTTACTGATGTGTACGAAAATACGACTATATTTTCTTAAATTAATCATCGTAGGAGTTGATAATGTATTATTAGAAGCATTACTGTCGGAATAAACTTGTCCCAGGCTACCAAACCCCAAATTTCCGGTTCCAACAAGACCGCCTACATTACTGTTACCGCCCGGTGTAGCCTTCCAGAAATACTCAGTAGTAGGTGTATATCCTTCCCAAGTTCCAGTAACACTTTGCCCGTATATTGATACTGTTGCACCTGCTTTTATAACATTAGCAGAAGGCATAATAAAAGCTGGAATAACAACATTCTCTGTCATGTATTTGCCTTTACAATCAAGTATCTGCTGGGCTGTTGATGGAATAGGGGTCCAACCAGGCTGTGATTGTATAGTTCCGGTTCTTTTTGTATGAGCATCTGTACTATAATAAGTTTTTCCAGCAAGAACTTGATTATCAACTGCAGTTCCAGTCAGTTCAAGTGTGCCCTCCACAACCTCATCATCGGATCCGTTAAAAAGAGCAGTCTTTCCCTTTAAAATATCATTAGCAGTAGCAGTACAGTCCTCAGAATAGACGCCATTACCGTCACCACCAGAAAATAAAACTTGTGACATCTAAACTCCTTTCAATCCAATTGTAAAATCCATCACGGGTTTCTTGTAAACTTTGAATGTAATTTCCCCGTCAGCAATGATGTTTGTACCTGCTGCTAAAAAGCTGAAAGCCTTGTTGTATGCTTTTTGTTCTGTAACAGTTGCGCCATCTTTCAGCAATTTCACAGCCAGAGGATTATCAGTGCTTCTTAAATTTTGAACAGATATTGTTTGAGAATATGGGGCAGAATCGCCAGACCAATTAGAAGTTTTAAGGGTAACTGTTAAAAGACGATTGTAATCAAATATTTCATACCAAGAATTAGAAGCTAATGCAGTACGATAAAAGATTTTCCCATTAGTGTAAATTACCTGTAAAAAAAGATCGCCTCTTCTAATTACATGAAGGATACCAGCTGTACTCGCAGGATATGTTGGTGGAAGATGAGTTAATAGATTTGCTGTGCTTTCATCCCAACAATATAATTTGTTACAGCCATCACCATAACCTTTTAGATTATCAAGGTCTGTGGTATTTGTAATGACTTCTGGATTTAATAAATTATGAATTTTCGTTATAGAATAAGAATTTGTATCGGCTCCAACATCGCCCATATTTAAATTATCATCAATGCCAATGGTAGCATTTGATAATCCATTGATATATGTTTTTACATCATCTTTGAAAAATTGCTGGACAGCTTTAATTCCGTCCATCAGCTGATTAAATTTTTGTGCATTGAATAAAATACGATCTAATTCAGGATATGCAGAAAGATATTTAGCAGCTTCTGTATATTTCTTTTCCTGAATTAAATTGTTGTATGCTAAAGCAAGCGGAGCAGTAAGAGAATTGATATCCTGCATATTATCCCAGTTATCAACCTGTCCTGGAAATTGACTACGAGGATACTGCTCGTATTGTGTTATTGTTTCACTCATGTATTATTGTTCACCAACTTTCTATTTTTACGGTTATATACGTATGAAAAATCTTCTAAGAATTTATAAAGAGTTACAGACATTGTTCCAGATCCGAAAGACCATGAAAAATTTTTGATAATATATTGGTTTTTCTTCTTATTATATTGCGCTGTATATTCCACTTTCATATTGACATCGATCCACGGAACGACCAGAGTATTCAGATTGATCGTATCCATCATTGCAGTAGACTTATATGTAAGATACTCAGCCTGATTATAACAAGCAGCATCATCGCTCAGATTGCTATAATCCACAGGATTTACGATCTCATAACCAAGATTAGTAGTAGAGAAGGGGCAATCTTTAGATGTCTCTTCATACCTGCCTTTACATTGATATTGTCCAAGAAGATATAGAGAAGCTACAATGTTATTTGACTCATCTACAGTCATTCTTCTATACCTAAATACATAGACAGTATCTTTACTCAGTATCTTTTCTGCCAAAGCATTCCCATTGCCATCTACAATAGGAATGGGAGAGAAGTTACCAATCGTAAACTGCGGGCTTGCTTCATTTTCAGCCGGAATTTTTATAGCAATCATGGTCAGGTTATCTAAATCTTCCCATTTCTCATATTCAGTAAAATCTACCTTATATGTATTGTTCTCATATGTGCAAGTCTCAGCATATCGATCTGTGTTACTTAATTCCAATACCTTTCCCCATACTTCCGTCACATTATAAATACCTGTGAATGAAAGACTAGGGTTCTCATCGATGACAATATCTTGCATAATGTCGTCAGAGAGAATGACAGGATCATCTAAACAAGTAGGGATCTTTCTCCAAGTAAATACGCCATCCGCATCAAAGAAGTATTCCCAACTGTCATAAAGTTCGCAGATCTCTTTCCATACATCCGCATAACTCGCACCTGTATTGAATTCCAAGTCATAAGGAATTTCCTTTCCGATATCCTCTACAACATAAGAGGTAATGCCAGCGGCATCCAATGTGGCAATAATGGATTTTCTTATATCTTCACCTGCCGGTATCTTTAAGCCTGTAACGGCAACAATTTCTGTATTACCATCGCCTGAATTGGTAGAACCATATCCTGGCATTTTGCCATTTAGAGTTCCATCATATAAGGACATTAGATCACTGCAGGAGAGTGAAAGCTTTCTCTCAGTCTGAGAAAATGTGTATTTCATGTCCGTATATGCGAACGTGCCAATGCGATACCAAATAGTTTTTCTTCGCTTAATTGACCATACTCCGTAGTAAACACGAAGTCTTTTGTTATGCCAGATTTTTTTATCGGGGCCAATATCAAAAGAAGAATCTGTAATTGCAATATCACAAGTGTATGATCTTCGTTGCTGAGAGGAATTATCTACAGAATAAGAATCGGTGAGAATTACACCTGTCAAAGAATCCAGAATTTTAAGAGAGGAATCACATAACTCAACTTTTAGATAAATTGTCTGTGAACCTTGTCGCAAAATATCTATATCATCTTGCGTTACAATCATATAATTCCTCCCTTCTAAAATGTCGTAACATCTATAAATCCGTTATAATTTAGTTCTTTTGCGTCATATGGGTCTGCACACTCAACCCAGCTAAATTTATTTGTTACCAATTCATAGTTCTTACTTCCATCATAAACAGCCTGATGTTCAGACTCCTCAATATTATCTGTAATGTTGATCATGAAGAGTTCACCTTCGTATGACTTGATGAGTTTCGGCTGTCCATTTGTAAGCATCTGAATAATCTTGTCTCTATACTGGTACGGAAGTAATCCATCATTCTCTATGCCATCACAAGGCAAGTTCAAGAAAATACATTCAAATGTTCCACTCCTATAACCTGTAACACCATTTACCACTGTAATAGGATATTTCCTGTTCAATGGCTTAACGGCAGTAGCGCCATAATTGTATGTATCACTGCGAACCACATTTAAGATACATGGATAAGATGTGTCGTTATTAACCAAGAAGTAATAGTCGAATTTAGACTTAACAGAATTGGTAATATAGTTATCTTCTGCACCAGAAATAACAGGAACATAAGCATATTCCACTTCATCTACTGGTTCAAGATAATCAATAAATTCGATTGCCAAGTCTTCCTTTGTATTAATTGGCTTCTCAAAAATAGTTTGGAATTTAGAATCTTTGGAAGTCTTTTTCTTGATACGTACCTGTTCTACGATGCTTTCTGTAAAGTTTACATTACCACCGTATAAATTACCTTCTAGCTTTGTATACAATCTGGTATCAAAAGTCCATGTTGTATCAAACGTTCCATCAAAGGTATCATATATTTTATTCGTAACTAGAATAACATCAAAGTGTGCATTTTTGATTTCAAGAACATCGACCTGATTATCTTGTGAGAGAGTAGAAGATGCAGAGTCCGTATCGCCTGCATATGTTAATCCTAAAAACATGCCTATCCCTCACTTTCTGAGTCTTCAATTAAGACCAAATGTAAATCATAATAATTCCCTACACGAACGATATATAGAACAAAGCTCTGATTATCTGTAGGAAGTGTAACAAAGTTACTCATTGCAACTTGTGCAAATCCTGAAAAGGCTGACTGCAATTCAAAATATGCTGCCTTACCATTTGAAGAAGCATATTCGCCTTCTCTGTAATACACATTTGCAATATTTGTTCCAGTTTCATCCTGGAATTTAATAATACTTTTATTTATAAAAGGATTTTTGATTACAAAGATTTTTGTGAAGTCACCTTCGACTACAAAACCAGAGTCGAAGACAATTCTATTATCAAATACATTTGCACCGCTAGGATGGATATAATCTACTGGTTTATCAGACCAACCTTCGATTGACACGATATTACTTCTGATTTCCACGCCACCAACTTTGGGTAAGTTATTGGCTTCGATAACAGACATAATATGTCTCTTTTTATAAGCAACAACGATATGGATATAACCTGTATCCAGCAACATACCATGAAGAGTAGTACCAGTTGCTCTGATATAATAATCAGTTGCATTTTCCAAACCTGTAAACATAGCCTTCATAGAAGCGGTATCATATAAGATATTTGTTGTTTGTAACACGTTCTTTTGATAAGAACATAAAGTTATTTCGTAGGAGTTTAATGCCTCATCCTCACTCTGAGAGTAGGAGAGTGCGAATTCATATTCTGAGGCTTTAATGACAGTATCATTCGCCACAGATAAAGAAAAAGAAGGAGTAGAAAAGCAGTAGAAAGGAGTTCCAATTTCCTGTTCATCTGATTCATTATCATCAGCGTCAAAGACAGTGATCGTAGCAACATAATATTCACCATTCACCAAATCTGTATCAGCTGGAATTACATACTCTTTCTTCATAGAAGATACTGTTTTGTCATAAACGACTTCACCAGAAGAATTTAATTTGATTTTACATCGAACTTTAAAAATCTGGTTTCCATTCCATGTAAAACTAATAGTAGAACCAACCGACCTGTCAAATGGTTCTATTGGATTTATAATCGCATACATATTTCACCACCCTTTATTTTATTTTCTTTACAGTACCTTTACCATACTAATATTTCCCTGGGAATACTGGATCACGTACACATTCCCCGTCATATTCATAGGATACAGTGTCAGCGTACCATAATTAAAATTATCTCTTTCTTTGCCACCATTTCTGTGAGGTATCCATAGGAAGTTATACCAGCCTTCGGAAATAGAAACATTTACATAAGTACAATCGTCTACATACACTGAACCGCACTGTCCATGACCATATCTGAGCTGTTCAATTATATCTAATGCAGTTCCACCTTTTAATGTATCTGCAAAAAACTTTGAACTTAGTTCATTCAGTACATACTCTTCATCACTCTGTATATACAGCTCATTCCACTTATTCTGCGGCGCACATACAGTAACAATCTTACCTGCTTCTACTGGCGTTTTACATCTGGCACTGTAACGCTTGCCCTTGTATTCAATCTCGTATACGCCGTCTTTCTTCTTATCTATAACAATGGCTCGGAACGTCTTGTCATAAGCGGCTTTGTTGATAGATTTGCTAATCATTTCCTGCACCATAGAAATAACATTCTTAAAAATCTCTGTATAGTTTTCCATAAAGTCTCCTTTAAATCAAAGAAGAGAGTACCCATTTCTGGATACCCTCTTATAGTAAAAGAGCCAGAATAAATCTGACCCTTTAAAATATTTCCATATATTCAATATCTTTTAATCTAACGATCATTTTTACGTTACTGTCATTTGTGTGGTCTGGCTCGTTTGTACACAGTAAATTTGTAGCAACTTCACGCTTACTAAAAGCACTTACTACGATCCAGGAATCTTCACCTTTTTCTTCACAGAATTTAAAATGACCCATTATATAATAATTCTTATTTTTAAGATATACTTTTACATTTGATCCTTCCTCATAATCTATAGCGTAATCTAAAACATTTTCAAATATAGATTTACCAAATAAAAAGGTAATAAGATTTTGAAACCATTCTTGCGCCAATAGACAATAAATAATTCCTATTAAGACGATCCCTAATACAATACTAGCAAATACATTTAAAAATGGGTTATTTGGTATTATATTGAACGGCGATACAAGTCTTAAAAATTGTACTATAGATAATAATACAAAACTTATAATACAGCTTTTCCATATATATGAGTTTTCACTAGGCTTTTTTGCATATAAAAATGAATAAAAAGATATGCAGAAATATCCTGGAACAACATATTGAAAAATTACCGGAAGAATATTTATAATATCATTAATTGTATTTATAATTTCCAACTCCTTCATCATGGGGTTCCCTGACTTCCTTGATTAGTATTATTGCCAGTTTGTCCCGTCATTTTATCTACATCTATAGGTTTTTCTTTCTTAGGTTCTCTTGAGAAAATAATTGGTCTCCATGATACCTTTTTCTTAGTATTATCCTTCTTTTTGTTGTCTTCGTTTCCCATACTGTTGCCTCCATAAATCACAAAAATATCAAGCAAAATATGTTTGAATGTTGTTTTGTTACTTACAGTATATACAATATAGGAAATTTTTCAACCAATATTTATAATAAGAGAGTAGCATAAAACTACTCCCTTATAGTCTTAAAATCTTGCCAATGCCTGTCTTGCAAGCGGAACAAAATCTTTACCCATAGCCTTGGCAAAACCGTCCACATCTCTTACATCTGTCAGTTTCACATCACCAACAGAGACATTGACTATATTCGGCTTCGTATTAACAGTAGCAGAAGGATACATGTTCTTTATCCATGAATTATCAGGAACGTATGCCGTAGCACTAAAACTTGCTACAAGCTTCTCCATCTGCTCAGGAGTAAAGACCATTTCCCCACGTTCTAGTACCGCCGGTACTTCATTTGGCTCTAGTTTCTCGGCTTCAAGGACTCTGATCTTATCTGTTTTGTCAGCAGAAGAACTACCCACAGCACCACTGAATACACCACTATGATGTTTTTCAGCAGAAAAGCCGGAGCTACCATATACACTCTTAGAAGAATGTTTGCCAGTTGCTCTACTGTTTCCAGAACCACGAACATTATCATCTTTATCCTTCTTGCTATCACTATCACGTTCAGTATCTTTCAGGTTATCTTTCACATCTTCCAGAATATCCTTGATACTCTCTACGTTATTAGTCAGCTGTTGCCAACTGCTCATAGACTCAGAGATAAGACCTGCATTAGCTTGATACTGTTCCAGTGAAGAGATTAGCTGGTTGCCAGATTCAGAAAATGCTTTCTGGATACCTGCAAATACAGAATTACCATCTGCGGCAGTGTCGTAGACCTTACCCATGTAATTATAGATATTCTGTAGGTTGTCCATTGCAGACATTTTCTGGTTCATCTGTGATACGAGATCATGAATACCGGCCTGTGCTTCTTCATAAGTAAGAGTACCTGCCTTATAGGAATCAATATATTCTTGGATTAGAGAAGAGATATGTTCTGTAGAATCAATCTGTTCTTGATACTTATTGATTTGGTCTACGTTATCAGAGTACAGCTTACTGAACATCTGGAAAATATCATTATCATTTCCACTGAGAACCTTATCTTTCCAGTTCTTTCCAAGAATATCAATGGCAGTCTTTTCGTTATCTGCTTGTTCCTTCTTAGATGCGATTTCAGACCATTTATCACTGATATTTTGCAGAGAATCCAATGTATCTTGCAGCTTATCATTGTAATCATCTAAAGCATCATCTAAGGCATCCATCTGATCTTGCAGTTCCTGCTTCTTTAATGCAGCAAGGGCATCCTGAACAGATTCCTGTGCATTGCGTAGATTATCAGCATTAGCTTCATAGGTCAGTTCACCATTTCTTATGACCTTTTCAGTCTTTTGAGTGGTGGCATTTTCAAGATCATAGAGTGCCTGTTCATACTGAGCTTGCAGTTTCAGCTTCTCATTCTGCTTATCCAGTAAG